TTTTGCGGTTCTCTGCTTGGCTTTCTCCTCAGCCTTTTTAATATTCAAATCGCCGATTGCACGAGTTGTTTTGTAGGCTTTTTCGGCTTCAGCCAGTTCTTTTTGAGTGGCCGCTGCAAGCTCCCCCTCTTCTTGTACCCTTGAAGTCTCTCTACCCAACGCCTGAATACCCTCGGCGGCTCTGGTCGGGTCCAGACTGAGCGCTGCGCTTACACCTCGTGCTGCTGTGTCGAACTGTTGTTGGGCACTTTCACCAGAAAATTCAATATCAACCTCTTCATCCCTCAAGTCTTCTAAGTCAGAAATTTGGTCTTGGATAGCCCTTTCGGTGGCCTCCGATGCGTCTAAATCAGTTTTGATATTGAACAGAGATTCTGCTAAATCAAAGCCCGTTGCCGCAGCCGTTCTCTGAAAGAATTGCCTTTCTTCGATGTCACGCTCAGCCCTGAAAGCATCCACTAAATCTTGGTCCACTAATGACATATTTTCCTCATCCAACTGTTTGCTTACCGTATGTACGGGACATGTATTGATCGTAAGGCGTGCCTCCGCCGACCCCGATACTTGATGCTAGCACTGCATCTGCGGGTGAAAAACGAACGCCGGGCAGGTCAGATGCGTCTTTAGCGGCACGAGCCCTTCTTTCGGATGCCTCTGACTTTTCTCTACGCTGAGCACTTTTTAGTCTAGCTGCTGCATTTTTTTCGTCACGACGAGCTTTTTTTCTAATGCGCTCTTGTCGTTCCTTTTCATCTTTGTTTCCCTTTTCGCCCAGTAAACCTGCAACTAGACCGACACCGGCGCCAATCGCTGTTCCAACGCCGGGCAAAACCGCACTTCCCATTGCTGCGCCCGAAAGTGCTCCAGTCGCACCAGAAATCGCGTAGTCGTCTGTGTCTCCGTTTGCCATGAAAACCTCTTTATATTTATATCACTTGTAGATGCAGTCTACGACGAAGTTTCTTGCATCGAATAGAAGGTGCTTAACGAAGCTATCTTCTCTTCTTTTGAGTCGATAAACACACCTATAACTGACTTTATTTTCCCCCTTAGTGAGAGAAATCAAATTGGTGAATGATTGGTTTTGTCGCCTCATGTTGTACTGGGCTTCACCTCGTGAGAATATTCTTCGTCGACTAAATACTTGAGCTTGTGGTCCAGACCCATCCATGTTGTCTACAAAAAGCATAGTTTCTGCCAACAGCCTGCCTGCAAGTAAGCATCTGTGGTAGGAGGCTCTTTGTCGGTCTTCACCTTCGCTGAGTTTTTTCAACTTAATAAATCCATCAGAGCCGCCCTGATCAAGTGTGTAAAAGTTGCCCATAACGAAGGCAGTGCAGTCCTCTCGAACAAAAACAGTTGCGGACATTCCCTCGATTGGCTGCCATGCGCTCAGTTTCTCTTGAGTCTTTGCGGAGTTGTAAGTTTCAGCCAGAACGCTCCCAGACTGCTCGTGTCTGTAATATCGGTCTAGTCGATTGTTTGTTCGCTGCCGGTAAATGGTGTCAGAGGAAACTGCCTCAACGCGAGGGTGCGGGCTACCATAAAACTCAGGCTTCTCGATGTGTTGAGTTTCAATGAACTGAGATTCCTCGAAATCTACTTCGGGATTTATTCCGCCGTTTACAAATCTCTGAAGTTCACGGAACCTAAGCCTAAGGTCCTCTGCGTCTACAGGGTCTTTAGGGTTTACATCTTTGAAAATAGAGGCATCAATAGGCATATTATTTTTGAATTTTGTATCCGTAAAGGTTGAAGTCACTTACAGAAAAACCCAAAAACTCAGGCTTTTTGCAACCGTTGCCCTTGGCCCCACCGGCATCAAGGTCTCCGCCAGCCGCCTCCCAACCGGTGTGCCCTCCCCAAACGGCAAACTGGACGTTTGTTTGGTCGACAAGTGGGCTTATTACATGGGCTATTGTGTAATCAACACTCATCGCAAATGGCTGACTATCCCTGTATGACAGATCGTATCTGTCTGCACCCGAAGTGCTCGGATCTGTGGTGTCTCTATGTTCACCAGAGGTTCCTGCTGTGACGCCTGTATTAGTGCGACTTTCATTTAGCCCGCGAGAAGAATGTCTACTGTTATAAAAATCTTTCAAAGATACTGAGGCGTCATCAGTGCCAACCACCCCGCCAACAGTCTCACATGTAATGCTCGATAAGCTGCTGTCACTTGGTATTTTTCCTCCGAAAGCCATCGTAAACTCTTGCAATGTTTCTGGAACATTTACCCAGTTATCATCGTCACCGTCGCTATCAGATGTGTTGAACCTGAACCTCAGCATCATTTGAATGATGGGATTTTTACCGCTGAAGAAAGTTTTAAAACCATAGTCGGGCAGCGTAATTCGACAGCTTGATCTTACTAGTATTTTGTCACCACCTTTTATATTTTCCAGAGTGATGAAATTTCTTTTTATCCAATTTTCATTGTCCGCTAACCAAGTCCTATAGTCGTTCTTTTTTTCTCCATTTACATTTACAGAAGAAAATGTGAATAATTTATTACCGCTAAAAACAGTGTTATTCTTAACTAGATTACTATTGATAGCTTCATTAGATAGGTTTTCTGAGTTTACTCTAAATGAAGATAAATCTGAATTAAGTTTGTTAAATTGAGCAGAAGTAATCTCCTGACCCTCTTCAAACTCTGAAACAAAAATTCTGGCCATCACGCTTTCCTGTATTGAACAACCATATTCGATGTTTTGATTCTGCAATCGATTCCAATTGTAATTTTAGATTTTTTAGTTTCACCTTGGCCGAATGACTCAATATCAACATCAACTTCGCGTCGTTCGGGCAGAGGACTGAATGCTTTCTGGGTTGAATCTGGCACGTTGCTTGTGAATCTTCCAACGGCCTCATCGGCGCCAAATGTAGCGTTAAGACCCCTCTCGCTCGACTCCAATGCAAAATTAGATATTGCCCTTACGGCTGTTGTTATTTTATTTTTGCCTGCGACAACCGGAACGCACCCAGTCAGATAAACTCCGTTCCTTGCAAGGCCGTTGAATAAAAGACCAGTTTCAGAGATTGTAGTGCCGTTTACGTCAACCCTGAACGATACTGCATACCTGTCGATTGGTCTCCCTATCCACCTTCCCTGAGGGAAATTGTTGTGTAGGAATCCGGGGAAGTCGCTTTCTTTTGTGTAGCTTAATATCCTTAACTCTTTGCTTGGTTCGAACAGCCCACTGCAACTGACACCCATCCAACCTCCGGGTGGGTTTTCAGAGTTCCCACAAACGATGTCAGCCTGAATAAATGGTTCGAAGTTTTTACTTGAAACTTTTAGTTTTTGCTCCGCTTCTTCTGCGCTTAGGAATCCATTACCAATCCAAGAGTATGAAGCCATGAAGTCGATGATAACCCAACCATCCGATGGTGCGTCAAACTCGACAATCGGCATAGAATTTCCGTTATTATCGTCCTTCGAGATGTACCCAATGGTGCTGTGACTCACAAAAAATGAATTCGAATCACTTAAAAATCCATCAAACCCTGATACAAATGTTTCAGTAAAAGACTTTCTGGCAAACCGATCCACTGGAATACCAGAACCAGTCGGATTTTCGAAATTGTCAGAGTCTAAGTTACCGTTGATCTCATCAACGAATTGTTTCAGATTCAGATTGAAATCATCAGGGTGAACCACCTCACCCAGTTCAGGGCGTATAGATGGAAATTTGATCGCCATTACTACCTCTTGTCGGACGCAAGAACATCGGTGAGACTCCGAATGCTCCTCTGCTCACCCGTTTTAACGTCTACACTCCAGCCAACAATCATCATACGGTTTGGCAAAACGTTTTTTGCGTCTTGTAAAAACCTAATAGCAAACTCCGTTGTCAAAGCTTTATGCATGTGACTGACATCGAACCGTATGACAACTGGACGATGAAAACCAAATGTATCTCCGTTGTCGAATCTTGCTATTTTTTGGAACGTACTACCAGAGTTTCCGTAAACAGGTTGCCTTTCTGAGTTGTCCGTATGCTGTTGTTTTCGACCTTTATTTTCGTCCAAGCAGTCTAAATATGACCTGTTTACCCTGAAATTAGTTTTGATCTGCTCGTCACCATAAGCAACAGCGTACAGGTTTATGTACGCAACCTGAACAGCAGAAAAAACACTCGAAAAAGAAATTGGTGCAGTCTCATAAACTGGGAAGTCTGTTGTGGCAGTGTACAAAGAGTCAGGTTTTCCATCTTGGTCTAAATCAAGGGTTGCAGAGCCGCTGCCGAACTCATTTTTAATCCTGAAGAAATTAGAGAAAACATGGACGCCCGGCGAGTTTACAAGGTCATGGGATCCAAACAGAACATATGGAACTCGGCCACGAACTTCAGTGGAGCACTGGATTGGGTAGTTCTCTCTGAAGCTCCAAGAACCAATAGTGTAGTGCCATACAAGCAGGAGATTGTTTTTCTTTCCGATTGTGGGAACGCAAAGCCAGTACTCTTTATTGATTCTATCGATCGTACCCACAGCAGATCCCGCTCCACTGTAGCAAATCCTATCGACGAGATCCTTGATCGGAGTGCTGAGCTTAACGACAACGGTAGCATCGTTAGTGTCCTCCAACATACCCTTGAGTACAAACACTCCATTGCTCGACAAGAATACAAGGCCGGTGTTCGGAACATCCTTGATTGAGTTCGGAGCAATACACCCAATATCTCGTGTGAGAGTTTGAACAAAGAACCCACTTCTAGCATCACCCTTGATGAAGAAAATGCCATGTTCTTTGAAGACTACCAATGCGTTCGTGGTCGAGTATAGACCTGTAATATCTCCTGCCTCAGCGTCACCAATGTCAAATACATTGCCCTCAGGAAATACTTCTGGTGTACCCGGAGCGCTGAATCTAATTCTATTGTCAGGCATGCCTGCGATGAACAATGTGTTCTTGAATGCAGTGATGAAACGACCTTGTGCAGGGAATGGTCCGAAATCCTCAGGGTCACGAATAGATCCAAGATTAGAGTCGCTGATTCCATCCTCAATTACATTCGACTCATTGTCTTGAACTTCTTTCAAGAAGAAAAAGTTGCGACCAACCTCAGCCGTGATGGGGTTGCCGAAATCATCGTAGATGTCTCTGGTGCGATAAATCCTTCTGGCTACAACATTCGGTCCACCAATCGGTAAAGATAAAGCAACATATCTCTTGAAACCGTCTGCACACTCGAACTGACAAATGTCGCTCGGATCGGACAACGGACTCTCTTGGCCTCGACTGTTCACGAAGCTCACCCGATACTGGTACCCACAGAGCTTCGCATCAAGGAAGTTACTCTTGTTAGTCTTTACACCTTTTGGTTTTAGACTTCCAAGACCCTGACCTCTGACTCTAGTCCCAAGAAAATACCTTGTTTCATTGATATCTTCGTCTTCTGCGGCCTCGTTATAGAAGTCCCTAAAAACAACTGTTGCACTTGGCGCTGAGGGAGCCGCAGCAAATCCTGCAGGGCTTACGAAGCGACCATCGAACACTGATGGCTCATCGGATCCATTTACTAAGTACAGTCGACCACCAAACGCTACGCTTTGAGATCCTATTGATGATGTAGACGGTACAAATCTTTTCCTTGAACTGCTGGATTCCACACCATTAAATGGCTTGCCCTCCAAGTCTTGCAAGAAATCGAAAGGATCAACAGACGAATCATTAAATTTAAAAGGGGCAAGTCTAGCTAGTTGACCCTTTCCGGTTTCGAAAAGCACAAAACGTTGGGATCCATTGTGTCTTACGAGGAAGTGAATTGATGTAATCTCTTTTACGGATCCCCAATCAAATGATGAGCCTGTGACCAAATCGTACGCACCAGACTGACGCCATCCGTCGTAATCATCCCAACTCATTTCTTTAATTTCTTGAGCAGAATCAGCCGATACTCGCCATCGTTGATCCATGCCTCGAAGTCGAGCTATTTCAAAACGTTCAGTTTTCATGACTTGCTCGGAATACCAAAGCGCTCACGATCAGCCATGGCGCGATCAAATCCCCTGCGCACGTACATCCTATCAGTGCGAGACAGGTATTTGTTCTTCATTCGCTCTAAAAGGTCCTTTGCTCGTGCTTCATAGACTTGGCTGTAGGTAGCGAGGCCATGTTGCATACAAATGTCCTTGAGCGAAGAATAAACCAGATAATGGTGGTATTGAATCGGCCATTCCGGTGCGTCCGCGTCATTCACAAGCCTGAAGGGTCGCTTGTGATAACGAGCCTCGACCATGTAATCGTCTTTCGGTGTATACCAAAGTCGGAGAAACTGTCGGGGACCAATCTCATTCAATCGTGACAACTCAAAGATGTCGCCCGAAGGAGCTACGAAGTCCGATGACAGCACAGTCGCTGTCGTCAACTCAGCACCCATATCAACAAAATCAGTATCGGTTTCATCGAGCGTTGCGATGTGCCTCCAGTTGCCGACCCCGTTCTTCAACATGTCGGTCGTCACAGATGCAGACCCATCTTCCGGCTCAACCAGTCGACGGTATATTTTTTTCAACCGACCGGTGTCTTTTGTGGTGCTCGAATCTCTCAAAGAAGACGTATTCATCAGTCTACTGATGTTCACACTGACTTTGAATGTGTCCGTGTCAAATCCGGCGGTGCTTACAGAAGCCGTTGGGGAGGGAGGACTCTCCATTCCGGCAAACAAAAACGTGTAGCAATACTCATACACTTGGTCTTTCGAGAGACCAACTACGTCAACTGACGTGATATCACTCGTGCTCAAGCTGGGCGCGTAGTCCGGCGGCTGCAAGTTTGAATGCATCTCTTCAACGCTTACGAACGGGTCTCCGGTGTCCACCCGGTCGAGAAACAGGTTTTCTTCTTTCCTTGCATCCAAAAACATGAATCGACCACGGTTTCGACCTTTAGTTGTTTTTGTCGATGTGTAGTCCACATCATCTGATCCTGTATAAGGAATTGTCTCCGTGAACGATATTCCCCTGTCCATGATTCCAAGAACCTCAACAGAGTCGCGAGGCATTGGATATTTCATGTATTTGATGTCCCAAGAGGTATAAATTCCAGTGGGTACACTCACATCCACGACAAACTTTCGAGCATCGATCCGGCGGGTAATTAAAAACTCTTCGTTGTTCAAAACAAAGGTTTGACCCTCAATATCCTTGGGCAGGTTGACGACACCTTCTCCCAACGTCGGAAGCTCAAGCCTTCTGCCTCCAACAGATCTAACCGAGTTTGTTGTACTACCCGTGATGTCTGCACGAATCAAAAACTTGAACTTCTTCTGCATGAACAGCCACTGATACTGGCTGGAGATTTGAAGATAATGACGGTTGATGACTCGCGTCAGGTTGTCATCGTACTGCTTGAGGTCTGGGTTGTAGTCCAACGCAGAGTTGATTTCTTGGCGGATTTCTTTGAGATTCACGTCAGACTCCAAAAAAGAAAACGGCTGCTGGAGAAGTATACCCCAGCAGCCGAAAATGGACCGAGG